AGCTTAAAAAACTTAAAGCCAGATTAATTGAACTTGCAGCAAAAAAAGCTTGGTTAGAAACAAGAACGACAGAAGAAGAAATAGAATCAGTAGACTCTATAGCTTCTTAAGTTAAATAAATTATTTTTTAACTCCTTCTTGAAGGAGATGGATACACTCGTCTGTGTATTTTTGCATTGGTGGATTAAATAAAAATTGAAAATCTATCGGCGGTTTATTATCCAAATGCATTTTCCAAACCACTAAATTTAATTTTTCAAAAAAATTAATTTCTTTCTCATTTTTAGTTTTATAAAATAAACTTGCATCAGAAAATTTTTTAATAATTAAGAAGCGATTAGCGCTTCTTTTAAGATTATTGTTTTGATCTAAGATCATTGGGCATAATAATCCATTTAGTTCTAAATCTTCTTTTAATTTTGATTTAAAATCGTATTCAATGTTGTCTACTTTAATTTGATCGTAATATTTTAATTCTAATCTTGTTGGAAACAATTGATATAATGGATGTACAATTGTACGTAAACCTTGATCTCTAGTTTTAAGAAGCTTGTCCAAAATCATCTCCTATACTTATATCAACAACACTAGGTACTTTAAACTCCATACAATTTTCCATGATTTCTTTTATTTTTAATTCATCTCCATCTTTTACATTAAAACATAATTCATCATGAATTTGTAATATAGGAAGATATCCAGCTTCATGACAAGATACCATAGCTTGTTTAGTTTGATCGGCTGCTGATCCTTGTATCAATCTATTTAAGGCTTTATATGTAAAAGCACGTTTAATGCCATCTTTTCCATATTTAGCTACAGCATTCTCAAATGTTTCAGCAGAATGTAATCCAAAGTCTCTAGTTTCCCACATATCAAATCTACATTTTCTACCTTTTTTAGTACGGATGACACCTTCATCATTTGCTTTTTTCATACATCTGTCAGATAACATTTTTACAAATGGAACTTTACGATTATATTTTGATATTAATACTTCTGCTTCTTCTTTTGATAATCCTAAAGAGAGAGCAAGTTTATTTTTTCCCATACCATACATTAAACCAAGTCCAATAGTTTTAGCTTGAGATCTTTCTATACCAACTAATTCTGCAATCGTTTGGTGAAAATCTGCCGAAGCATTAGCATACGCTTTAACAAGTTCTTGTGATCCCTCATAACCCTCTCCAATAGAAGCAGCATAGTGAACAACCATTCTTGGTTCTTGTTGTGAGTAATCAAATGAACCCCACTTATGATCTTCTTCTGGTAAGAATATACCTCTAATATTTTTAGCAAATTCTTTATTACGTGCAGGAAGTTGTTGTAGGTTAGGGTTAGACATGGATAATCTTCCAGATACAGTTCCACCTGAATCTGATCTTAATTGATTAATCTCTGCATGAACTCTTCCTTTGTGTTCATACTTTAAAATATTTGCAAGGAATGTATTATGAAATTTATTAATTTCTCTTGCTTGTACAATTAATTGAGAGATTTGATGTTTAGAATTATGCAACCAGTTCTGTGTAAAAGATGGTTCTCCTGTCTTTTCAGTTCTAGGATATTCAATCTTTAACTTATCAAAGGCTTCTCCTATTTGTCTTGCCGCCCAGATATCTACATTCTTACCAACTATTTTATTAATTTTATGTAGGATTACTTTTTCTTGTGCTACAAATTCTATAGTTAGTTTACTTGCTTTCTCAACATCAACTCTAACACCTCTTTGTCTCATCTTAAGTATTGTTGGAAGTACTTTAGATTCTAGCTCCCATACTGTAGTTAGACTTTGTTTATTGATCTCATGTTTAAAACGTTGCCACAATAGGTACGTGAGCCGTGCATCTTGTTCAGCGTAAAAACCAACATGTTCTGCAGGTAGCTTCCACATCTCAGATTTAGGATCTACCCCATGATCTTTTGCTGCTTCATTCAAATCTGTTTCTGCTTTAATCTCTCCTAAATATTCAAATGCTAAATTGTTTAATGAGTAAGATCTTCTATTTTCATCAATCACGGCTGCTGCAATCATGGTATCAACAATTTTACCATTTACTTTCATACCCATAGATTGTAGCCAACCTAAGTCGTATTGAGCATTATGAAATATCTTTGTATTAGGTAACTCACAAACAGATTTAATATATTTTAAAACATGTTCAGCAACCATATTACCACCACCCCAATGATTGAATGGATAATATCCTTGCCAACCATCTACGGCTACGGCAAATCCTATAACTTCTCCATTGTTAGTTGCCCAACCAGCACCTAGTCCCTTAGTTATACCATCGTCTCTTGTTTCTAAGTCAATTGCTATTTCTGGATATCCAGATAAATCTTTATATTCACTTGGACAAGACCAAATACTTTTTTTAAACGTCATAGATAATTGTAAGCTAGTCATTTAATTAAATCCTTTTGAAATTGTTGGTTAAAGTCTAAAGCAGCTTGTGCGCCTACTTCTATTAAATTTGAATAACTTAAGGCTACAGGACATTCAAAATCCCTAGAATGCTGTAAATGCTTATATTCTATTTTATCTTTCCAAATATAATAAGTATTCCAATTAAGCGGATGTTCTAATATTTTTTCTAAATTTTTTTGATTGCTATCAAAAATTTCTACACTAGGAAATTTGTGTAAAAAATTTAATTTATTATCTTTATTCCAAACTATATAATAATGATGATTGTATCCTTTCCATCTTATTTTTGAATTTTCAGGATAGTTCTCACTATTCATACATATTTCAGCAATAGGTGATGGGCATTCAATATAACCTGCCTTAGAAATTCTTGATATTTCTTCCATACAATGAAATGGATTATATAAGTCTTCTAAAACATGTCGTGCGTAAGTAAAATCAAATTCTTTATCATCATACGGAAATTTATCTTTAGAAAAATCTACAATTTTATAATTTGGAAGTTTGTTACTTTCATCAGTATTCCAGCCACAATAATGTGTTGCATATTGAAAAGGTACAAGACTTGGCCCTAATTCTAAAACTTTCATATCCTTAGTAATCATACTACCAATATGATCACTTATTTGTTTAAGAGGTTGCCAATATTTATTCACTATAATCTCTTTCTATTATCATCTGTATATAATGTATTGCCTTAAGTAAGTCCTCTTTCTTTCCTTTATCTTGGTGACGACATATATACTTGATTGCATTACCTTCTGCAAACAATATTTTGTTTTTATTAATGAACTGAGATGGTTGTATGGCATACTTTTTATAATGTGCCCCACCGACTTGTTTAAAAAATATTTTATTGCTCATTTTTTCTCCTGTAAGTAAACTAAATAATCTTTGCCAACAGGATAGTTATACCGATAATCACTAGAAAGCAAATGTAATGTTTTCTTTGCTCTAGTGAACCCTGTATAGTAGACTTTTAGTTCATCTATTTTGTCTTGTTTATTCTTTCTATTGAAGTCAGAAGCATAATCATTTTTTGATGAAACAATAACATGATCGGCTTCTCCACCTTTAACAGAATGAATGGTATCTATAATAATTTGTGGAGGACTATCTAATTGATCCTGCCCATAACGTTTTAATAATCTAATAAAATTAATCTTTTGTCTTGGATGAAAATTTCTACGTAAAATCCACCACCACTCTTTTGTTTTTTGTTCTTCACTAATTCTTAAGCCACACCACTCTACAAGCTTAGTGTAATCATATTTATTATAATCTGGTTCATTAATCCAAAACTTTTCTGATCTATAATTTGCAGATTCAATATCTCTAATGTATTTATATAAATTTTCAGCCATTTTCTTATTTATACTTTTACCATTAGCTACACTAGTCCATGATTTAATTGCTGCCCATTGCCTTTGGTCAAATGATTTATTGCCCTTGTTATCAGAAAAATATAATCCAGCAGCTTTAGCCGACATTCTAAGTTCATTAACAACTTTAGAAACTCTACCTAATATATACCAAGTGCCATTTAATTCATTAAAAGGTATCTCCATAAAACTTAAATAACGTTTTACATAACCCTTCTCTTTGTTAACTGTTTCAAATTTTTTCTCTACACTATCTAATATCCCTCTACGAACTATTTGAGAAAAGTCATATATAGCTTGATTAAATCTTCTAGTTTTATGCAAGACAACTTTACGGCCAGGAAAATAAGTAGTAAAATATTTAGAGTCTGATCCATTCCATTTATAGATAGCTTGGTCATCATCTCCCGCTAAATAAACTCTTCTTGTATTATTTACAATCTTATAAATTACAGACCATTGCAAAGGAGTAAAATCTTGTGCTTCATCTAAAATTAAAATTTCTAAAGGTGGAAAACTTACTTCATTAATTGCACGTTCAATCATGTCAGTAAAATCAATAAAAGATCTTTCTCCGCCACTTTGTTTGTAATGTTCGTAAGTAGACACCTTTCTTACAAACACATCTATAGAATCTTTCTTATAAGCTTCTAACTTATATACTTCTACTGGATCTCTCATCATATTACGTGCTTTATCATAAATACCAAGCGACCAGTCTTTATAAACAAAGTCATCATCATCAAGTCTATTATCAGATTGCTTTATAAACTTTTCTTGCAAAGCAAAATCAATAAGACAATTTTTAGTATCAAATACTTCTTCCTGAAAATATCTTCTGCAATATTTATGTAGGGTTTTAAATCTAGAAAAATCTTTTTCTGTGTACTGTGGAAATGCAGCAAGAGCTCTATCCTTTGCAGTGTCCACTGCTTTATTTGTAAAAGAAATAAATGCAATACTATTAGGGTTTACACCTCTCTTAATATGTCCCTTTAATACTTTTTCAATTAAAGTATATGTCTTCCCAGTTCCCGGCGGCCCAAATATCTTAATTGTCTTTTGGTGTATCTGTTTGAGTTTCTGGATTTCTAAATTTTCCTGTGTGGTAGTCATTGTCCATTTCAGTTATATTGTTTGTTTTACCGTTGGTCTTTTTCATTGAGTCGTGATTAATAAATTTTGGCATTAAGACAGACCAAACATTTTTTTGGCCCTGATAATATTCTAATCTAGTACAATTAAGTAAACGTAATGCATCTATAGTAGAATTAAATACTTTGCTCTTTTTTTCCTTAAGCCATTTATCAATTGTGCTTCTGGTGAAATAACAAATATTTGTTTTAGAATCTATAACAATATACCCGTCTTTAAGTTTACTAAAATCATCCTCTTCTAATTTATCCTCAAAGAAATCTTTTAATGTTTGATATCTTTCATCTTCAACTATATCTAAATATTTAAAATGATCATTTTCTTTAAATAGTTTCATTAAAGAACTCATCATTATTTCATAAGGATTTGGATTTGCTTTTGACTTTGGTAATGTTTTCCAAAATACACCGTATTTCATTAATTTAAGTCGCCATGCTTTTTCATCAATCATGTTTTCTGGTTGCATAACGATATGCTTACCCTCATAATCAAATTCATAATGAGCTGTTTTTAAATCAATGGATACCATTGGATTTTTAAATTCATCTATAATTGGTGGAACTTCAGGTTGTATACCTAGCGATCTAGTCATACATACTTCTTTATTACAAATAGATTGCATTTCTGAATGTTTAGGTGGGCATAAATAAAAATAACCACCTTTCTTTACAGACTGTGCTGTTCTTTTTACTTCTGAATCTTCAAGTGGCTTTGTAAATATTTCTCTATTTCTAACTTTACCAATCTCTATTAAATTCTCTACACTAATGTTAGGGTTCTTTCTTATCTCCAAAGCTAAAACATTAAATAATGAATTATTTCTATTGCTATCTAAATGCCATTTTTCTTGTATTAATTTTTGTACACAAGGTGGATAGTTAGCCCACTGTGCTTCTGGTTCATAGGTTGGAGCTTCTGCATTTTTTAAATCTTGTATACTTACTTTTTTCTTATTTGCTAAAAATAAAAATGATTCTAAATTTAAACCCATTCCAGTTTCAGAGATTGCATACTCTGTTGAACTTTCATAATTAGTGTAAGGCATACCAACTGCCTTATTCATTGGAAATACTTCTTTAGATAAAAAGTATAAATCATTCCAGCTGTCTAATACTTTTCTAACATCTTCAATCTTTGACCACTCTTTTAAAAACAGAAATAAATGTAATCCACCAGACTTAGATAATACTGGTATTAAAGGTAATTTTGCTTTAGCTATTGTATCAACGTATTTTTTTGAAAAATAATTTTCGTAATTCTTTGGGTCTATATCTATACAACCCCATTTAACTTTATCATCTCTTTCAGGTTTTAAACCAATAACTATCTTTCCTTCAATATGGTCTTTCCATATTTCATCGGTTAATGGTTTATGAATGGTAACGTAATCTGCTTTTCTTTTACCTCTATCATCCTTGCTACCAGTGTAGGTAGCAAGAATGTATTGAGTATTACTTCCAGCAAATAGTTCCGCTAATTGCTTATACATAATTTAAAACGGAACGGATTCTGTATTACCTTTTATTTGTTGTATTTCTTCTTTACCGAAATCAACCTTACCAAAGATATCTGATTTAACAGCGCTTTCATAGAAAGCTTTTGTCATTTCTAATAGCTTTGAATATTGTGGATCGTTAAGATATTTATTAAACTCAACTACCCAACCAAACCAGTTGTTTCCAGAATTAGATTCTTTTGTTGTAACTAATTTGTAAGCTGTTGCCCAAGATGGAGGACAAAAGAAACCTTTAGATCCTTGTAGTCTTCTACTTTGCATCATAGAATTCCAAGTCTTAGATTTTTTCTTTTGAGTAGACTTCATTGCAATCAATGCAGTTTCAACTGGATTATAATCTTTATCCAATATGTAAACAAAGTGATTACCTGTGTCTTCAATATAATTACCATTTGGTAATCTATCTTTATTATCTTCTCCTCTTTTTGTTTCTCTTAATACAGCAGGATCTAAATGTATTCCTACAGGACGACCTTTACTGTCTCCTCTATCTTTCCATTCGTTAAATGTATTTATGTAAAGACAAGGAACTACAATTATTCCATCTTTACCTTTATACAAATTTCCTGTTGTATCATTATAAATATCCCCCTGCTTTGCAGTTGGAATATATTTCCCACTTCCCTCATCTAATACTTCTGAACTTGCATATAGTATTTTTAAGATTGGTAGTTTGGTGTCACGTGCTGTGACATACTCTGAACCTTGCCCAGCTGATGCTTCTAAATCAATTGTGCTAGGTAGTGGCGCTGATTTTTTAACTGCCACTTCAGCTTTTGCTTGTGCGTTTGTCATGTTTACTCCTTCGTAGTTAGTTTTGTTTTGTTCGCTGTATATATCCCGAACAAGTCTTCTGGTAATCCTTTGCCATCACTAATTTGCTCTTTAATGAAAGCTTTTAAAGTACCAGAATGTACTGTCGT